AGGACTCTGCAATGATTGATGGCAGGAATGCCTCAATAACTGAAGCGTCATAGTAGTAAAGGTCAAGCAACTCATAGCCAACCGTCCGTGCCTTTTCGCGTTCACAATAAGTAATTGCTTTATTACGAAGAGACTTGGCTATGAGTTTGTCTTTGTCTTTTTGTGGCAGGGCTGACCATTCTTTGTATTTAACTGGATGGGTAACAAACCATATCCACAATACTTGTTGGATATCTTGCTGGTCTGTCATAGGGTATTTGCGTTGGTATTCGGCAGCAATTGCCACAACCATCTGCTCATACTCATCTAGGTAGTCCACGTTAGCCCTCTGTTACGCCTTCCCATTGTCGCCTTTGCACCAATAGTCCGATTATTGCATAGTTTGCTAGGTCCATAAAGGTATCTTCAATACTTTCATAGTTGGGCGTGTCTTGTTTTTTGTAGTAAAGATTTTCTAATCGTGCCATCTTGTCGTGCATTCGCACAAGCAGCCCGTTCATTGCACCGCCTGGAGCATTGGCTATGTTAAATGGGCCGTAGTCTTGATGCTTGCGTATCATAATAATACGTAACTCATTAAGAATATCTTCAAAGTTATTCAGGTCTTTCATTGAGTATCTCCTTAGCCTGTTGCTCAAAATCTATCATTGCTTCTTGGACCAATACTTCTTCTACTATCTTTTCTCCATGCCCCTCATGGGCTGAGACAAGCACTGCTGCCAGCATGGTTAGCATCTGGTTGGCTTTATCTTTATCTATTTTATTCATAACCCAAACATCACGCAGGGCATTGAGAATATCTAGCCCCTGCTTCTCAGAGATTGGTATTCCCATGTATCTAGGATTGTCTTTGATAAAGTCCCAGATATCCTCTCCGTTATTCAGAAAGACATTTTCGGATTCGTTCATTAATAAACTCCGCTCCTTCTAGCATTACTATGCTATTGACATCATGCCCTTCTGGCATCTGAACTATATTAACATTACCTAACTCTCGGCTAACCTTCTTGCCGAAATCCATACCTGCTGAATCACCATCTGCTAAAACAATTACGGTATCAAAGTCATCTAATATCTTGGAGTAAAATGGTTTCCAGTTGTTAGCACCTGGAATACCTACGGCTGGATGCGTAGTCTTTACGCTGACTGTGATGCAGTCAATTTCACCTTCTGTTACACAGATATAATCTGATGCAGTAAGCACTGTCTGTGCATTGAACATACTGGTTTTAGCACCTGGCATACCCATATACTTTGGGTCAATATCTCCCAGTGTTCTAAACCGAATGTCTACTACACCTGATGGTGTTATGTAAGGTATGGCTAGTCTGCCAAGATACTGTTCATGACCTGGAAGAGCGTCCTTTACCACTCCAAGATGAAAGCGTTGCGCCTCTTCTACCGAGAGATTGCGTGTTGACAGATACTCTGTTGCTAGATGAATCTGACTGGCGTACTGGTGCGTTGCCTGCAAGAGAAATTGTCTGTGCGAATTTGATAGCCTCACGATATGTACCTCCCTCCTTGTAAATAATTAAATCGTATACATCTCCACCCACACCACAAGCATGACACTTGAATCTGTTTTCTTCAAAGTTAATACCTGCTGATGCATGACTGTCATTATGGAATGGGCATTTGATTTTGCGCCAGCCGTGTCCCTCAGCAGGAACGGCTGCGCCTATGTGCCTGAGATAATCCGCAATACTATGCTTGTCTACCACGCATCGCGTCCTTTATTAAATCCAGCCATACTTTGGCTGGCATTGTGCAATACCATTCGTCAACATTTTTAGTTCCTTTTTTCTTGTGGAGAACAACACCTGTCCATCCTCCATCGTTTTTCATTTCAACTTCTAGTTCTTTTAGCCAAGCACTTAGGTCTAATTTAATATGGTTCTTAACTTCAATAGTTACTCCGTTAACACCCGCAATGTCACCTCTGTCGAGGTGGCTGCCTGCAAGTCTGCGTTCTGCATATGGAAAACCATTTTCTTTTAGCCAGTTAACTGCTGGGATTTCTCCGCCTTGTGTACCTTTACGCTTGGCTGCACTACTCACATTATTCCCTCTTGTTGGTATCTGACTGCTACATCTTCTAAGTACATAGAGTCTGGGTTGAATGACAGACTAACATAGTTGCTGCCTGTTTGGTCTGCTCTTCCGTATCTGTTTTTAACTGGGGCTACACATAAATATGTGTCATCTCCCTGTTTCATCTGACCAATAGTAAGAACCATTGCTGGAATCTGATTGACCATACCCTGCACTGCGCTGCGTGGCTGGCAAGGATAGCCATCAAATCCTTCTTTTGTATGGTGTAGTACTAACACTGCTGCGTTAGTATCTCTGGCTAGGTATTTGAGTTCTTTCATAACGGCACGCATAGCACCAAACTCATCGTACCCATCCATTGCTACATCCATAAGATTGTCCACAACAATAAGGGTTGGACTCTTACCCCATACTGTTTCAAAGGCAGAGACTTCATCGTCTAAGTCTTTAAGTGTAGGGCTGGATTCAAATGACCAAAATAGATGGTTGTTTAGTTGAAGTAATTCATGCGACCTGTTTGGGTCGCGCTTCAATAATGTTTCTGCTGCGGCTTGTGTCATCTTGCCAGTCATGGCAATCAAACGCATAGCCATCGTATGTGCATTGGTATCTGCTGAAAAGTAAAGTGTAGGATGTTTTGTTTTTGCAGCAATAGCCAATGCAACTGACGACTTGCCTGCACCTGGAGTGCCAGCAATAACAGTTACCTCTGCTCTACGTAAGATAATTCCTGCTCTCTCAAACGCAGCAAAGGCAGGCGGAAGTGGTTCTCCGCCTACCTCTGCTTTGTTTATAGAGCGTCTAAGTGTTTTCACTTAATCTGTTCTGGAACAAATGTGTTCCACTCTGGTGATGTGTTAGGAACATATTGGTTCTTACACTTATCAAATGCACCCTTTGGTGCTGGGCAGAAGTAACCCTTGTATGGCTTACCGTCTTTACCCATTCCTTGGATTGCTGTCATCTTACCGTGTGGACAAGCGCGTCCACCAATGGTTGGTGTTGGTGCTGGTTGTGCATATTCTTGGGCAGGAATTGTTGTTCCTGTTTCAATGATGTTTCCACCAAGTGCTGCTGCTACTGACTGTGCTGACATTGCTGGTGCTGATGCACCACGCACTGCTGCTTCTAGTTCCTGTGCTGCTGATGCAATTGCTGCAATTGAATGTGCAACAATGTTGTCTAGTTCTTCTCCGCTTTCTGCACGGACTGTTACTAGACTACCTGCTGTTGTCTTTACTGTGATACTGATTGGTGCTTCTGTACTAGGCACTATCTTCTCCTTGCTCAAATGGAGTAGCCAGACCCTTTTGGTCTCGCCACTTTCTTACTTTCATAGCAAACTGTACGCCTTTCCATCCTTCTTTGATGTCAATCCATACTAGTTTGCATGTTCCTGTCCCCGCTGGGGCATGAACAATAATTGCTTTCTCTTTGTTGATGTCGCCCCATGTGCCACGGGTCGCCGTATCTATCATGTACGGCGAGCCGTTGGCGTAGATTGCTAACTGCATAGCAATGTTATTTGGATGGTCAATGCGACCTGTCTTTAGGTCAGCAATGAATCGCTCACCTTTATATTCAACAACTCTATCTGGTGTGCCTGCAATTTTAAACTTGTCTAGCACTGTGAATTGTTCAATGTAAATCTTAGTAAGAATACTTGTAGCCTGTTCGTATGCTTTGATGTCAGGCATCCACTGCTCTGGGAATACACCTAACTCTAAACCTAAATCTAGTTTCTCTGTTAGTGCGTGGATTGCTGTACCAATAGTGGCTGCTTTGCTAGCGCCTGCTACTTCCATTGCTTCTTCAATGTAAGCATTAACCAACTTGTTGTTGTCTCCTGCTACACCAATGGCTAGTAGTAGGTCTGGTCTGCTTGTTAAACCGATTGCTGCCATACGCATCTTCCATGCGGTCAATGCTGAGGCATCATCTAAACTGTTTGCAATAGTAGTAGCACGGGTATAAGCAACTGGCTTACCACCCTTGGGTGGTACGACTAGCGGTCTTCCGTATCTATCTCTTTCAATTTCTGTAGGCATCTGTCTCCTTGTTTAGTTAGTGTCCCGTGTTCGCAGATGGCGGGACCACCCATCCCCAAGTCTAACACATAGTAGAAATGAAGAAACACCTATGTGTCAGATAGCGACGACTGATGGCAGTTAAGAGAGCGTCGATTACTCTCTTTCGATTCCATACACTCTTACATCTTGGGCATCTACATCTAAGTTGTAGCCACTAACTTCGATGTTGTCATTAATAATATCTTCAACTTCTTCAGGGGAAGAAGCCTCAATGTTATTAATTGTAACTGTAATCTCTACAGTTGCTGACCAAGTTGTTACCAGTGCATCTGAACCGATTGACTCTAGCAATTCATTAACATCGTCACGGCTAACGGTTGCTTCATCACCACCATCTTCAAATGCTTCAGTAAAGAAATCATATACCTTGGAGCGAATACTAGCAAGTTTTCTATATGATTCCTGTGCTTCTGTTTGTATTGATTCGACTTTGTTTTTATTGTAAGTCTCACTTTTAATTAGTTCTTTGAGTGATTCTTCTGTGAAGTTGTATGTTGTTCCGTCTACTGTGATTGGATTTAGGTACACGATTCTCCTTAGATTGAGAGTAGTTCTAGTGCTCGTAGTTTGATGCCATCATTACGTCCTGCTAGGGT